GCTTTAACACCAATGTTTCTTAAATGAACGTTTTCATCTGCAGCTAACTCTATAAAAGCACTTGGTACGTTTTTAGCAAATAATAAAGCGTCTCTTTTTATTTCTTTAGTAGACATTTTACTTACTTTGTTACCTTTTTGCACTCTTAATATAGCTTCTAACTCATCTACTTCTAATTTTTTAGCTAAGTTTAAAGCTTCTATTTGAAGTTCTATTTCGTCAACTTCATTTTCAGCATACACTTCTGGTGTATATTCATACCACAATATATCTTTTTTAGGGTGATATAACGATAACAATTTTTGTAAAGCTGGTTTGCTTTTTGGTACTGTTAATCTACCGTCCTTAAAATATATGTGACCTAATGTTGCGTAACCTTTTTGTTCATCAGCAAATACTGATTTTTGGTTAGTAGCATACCTTAATTCTCTATTGTGACCTTTTTCTTCGTCAAAATAAAGTAAAGGTTTTCTTTGTGTGTGTTTAGATTGTATTGATAATATAGGTGGAGAATTTTCACCTTTTACAACATAAACTCTATCTTTGTATTCCCATTTTTCCATGATATAATATAATTAAAAAGTTTGTAAGAGTAATAATTACCCCTGTAAATACAACAGGGGTAAGAATTACATTTGTTTGTTATGCTTTAAGCAATACGAAGTTATTCGCAGCTTGAACACATAAACATCTTTCTGATAAGAAGTTAACAACCATTTCATCAGCAGATGATGTGTAGTTTCCACCAACAGATCCAGTGATCCATGATTTCATTTTTCTATCATCAGCCTCAGACGCTCTATATCTTACGTGTAAGAAAGGTCTTTGGATGTTTTTACCCATTGACTCATCATATACTGTTGAAGTACCAGCTGGTACAATAACACCTTCGATGTCACCAATAAGTCCTCTTGTTACAGAATCGTTTAAGTATTTCCAGTCAGTTTTATAGAAGTCATAAGAACCTCTTCTAAAACCAGTGAAACCTAAATTCAATGCCATATCAGCATCGTTATTAAATACACCGTAACCAGATCCACCAGATGCAACGTTTCCAGAGTTAATAGAAGCTAACATGTTGTCAATTTCTAGAGAAGTACCTCTATCTAAGAACATCATATTTTCTTCAATAGCACCCTGCTTGTCTAATTCTTGTAGAATAGTATCGAACTCAGCTAAACCGCCTTGAACGTTACCTGATAATTGATCGAAATCAGTACCAGTCCATACTAAACCTCTTGATTCTAAAGCAGAGAATAAACCTTCAGTACCACCAACAGCGAAGTTAGATGTACCTTGGAAAGTGTGGTTTGAAGGCATTGCTACCTGCTCACCTTCAATCATAGCCATTTCAAGATAATCGTTAAATCTTAATCTTGCTTCAGACTCTGATTTTAAATACCAAAGGTATCCAGAAGCTCCGTCTTCAGAAGTAACTTCAACCCAACCGATTTGTGCAGTGTCAGAACCATTAACTTGGTATCTGTCTCTTAAAATAGCTGGTTTGTTGCTAAATCTTGTGAAAGAAGCATCAATAGATCTTGCATCTTCAGAAGATCCTTTGATATATTCAGTTCCATAAACGAAGATATTAAGATCTTCACCGTTAGCGAAGTTTACAGCACCAGTAGTGCCAGAAGCATCGTCAACGTTAGATAATCTTCTTTGAGTGTAAGGAGCAACAGTAATAGTAGTTGTTCCACCACCACTTACTACAAGACACTTTAATACTTTTGCGTTGTCAGTTTTAGCAACTACAATAGTATCATGGTTTTGTATTAAGTTATTAGCAGGTAAAGTAATTTGATTAGCTGCTGCGTCAGCGATCTGTACGTTATTCGCACCATCGTTGTAAGTTTCTGCAGAATATGCAATATGCAATCTACCTTGCTCAGACCAAATTACTTGATCAGAAGCTAAAGGCATTTCTGCGCCAACCATACTTAAGAAGCCAGAGATGGTTCTTTTACCAAATCTCTCTACTTCTTTTTCATAAATTTCTGGTAGAAATTGCTGAGCAAATGTACCACCACCAGAAGCTGAGTCAAACGACAAGTAGTTATCGTTAAATAACTGTTGCGTTGGTCTCGGGGTTAAGTGCGCTTGATACGCACCAATTGAACTAAAAGACATAATGTTTAATTTTTAAATGTTTAACTTATTTTATTTACGTATTTTAACCTTAAACGAGTTTGAATCATTACCTGTAATTGCTCTTACTTTCATACCACCAGCTTCAACAGTTTTATGTGTTTGTCTGGGGTCCATGCTCACGTTTTTCGCTTTAGCAATGCTATTCTTAATAGCATCTGCTTTGCCCTGCTCATAGAAATGATTAGCAACAGCATCAGCGTTCATTGCAGTAAATAAAGATTTATGGTAACCACTTGCATCACTCATTTCGTTTTTATCGTTTAAAAACTTTTTAACAAAATTAGTAATATCGCTTTGACTACTTTTAACCTTATCAGCATCTTTAACATTAAATCTATAACGTTTATCACCAACTTTATATTCAAAACCTTTGAAATTTTGGTTAAAAACTTTACTAGTTTCTTTGTTGAAAATAGATGCTTGATGATCTGCAATTTTTTGATTCTCACCTTGCTCTTGGTTGTATCTATTAAAGAAATCAACTGCCTTTTTTTGGTCAGGTGTTAACTTAACACCAGCCTTGATTTCGTCATAGTATTTAGACTTTAGCCCGTCTAAGTGGCTTTTAGCACTGGCAACTTGCTCTTTAAGCGCTAATTTTTTTCTTCGAATATCTCTTTCTTCGTCAACTTCTTCGTCAACTGAAAATTGATCTTCCATTAAAAAACTAATTTCATCATCTGTAAGATGTGATTTAGTTTGTTTATAATATTCTCTTAACAAGGTATTGTCATCATAGTTAGAATAATCTTGATTTAATCTAACATAATCTTCAAGAGTTCCACCAGTTTCATTCATAAATTCTACAACTTTCTGAATATTCTCTGGTAAATCAACACCTGTTTCTTTTGATTCTTGAACAGCTTGTTCTACTTCGTCTTGTAGTTCTTCTGTTTTAGATTCAACTATCTCTTCTTTTATTTCTTCTTTCTGTTCCTCAGTTATTTCCTCAAGTACAGGTGTTTCTTCAACAACCTCTTCTTTTGGTTTTTCTTCGACAACCTCTTCAACAACTTTTTCTTCTTGTTTAGGTTCTTCTTCTTTCTTGCTCAAATCAACTTTAGCAACAGGTTCTTCTGCAGCTGGAGTTTCTTCTTTTGCTTTACTAAGATCAACTTTAGCAACAGAATTATCTTGTTTACCTAATTGTTTAGGTTTTTTTGGTGTTTTCATTTTCATGTCTCCACCTTCTTGCAAAACTGGTTCGTCTACTTTTTTAGTTTCAGTTTTGGCTTCTTGAGTAGGTTGAACTTCTTCAACTACTGTTTCTTCTTTTTTAGCCATAATATAATATTATATAATTAAACAAATTATCTAGGGTTAAACACACTCATGTCTATTCCCTGCCCTAGAGTATCATTACCTGAAGACTCAAAGCTTTTAGCGGTATTCTTGCTTTTTCTTTGCTCTTCACCTTGTAATTTTACTCTTTGGTCTTTTCTATCCTCTTTTTGAGTTTCTTTTTTATCAACTATAGAGTTTTCCATGTTCTTAATCTGCATGTTTAATTGAAACTCATAAGTCATTAATTCTTTCTTTAATTTAGTCTCTTGAACAAGTTTATTGCTAGCTATTTGAGCTTTAACTTGTTCTAACTGTGTTTGCATTTGAGTTATAGCTTCTTGCTTTTTAACTTCAGCTTGTGCTGCAATCTCTTGCGCTTGTGCGTTAGCTTGAGCTTGTGCTTGTATATTTTTTTGCTGTAACTCTTGATCTCTTTCTTGTTTTTTCTTACGTCTTATTTTAAGTAACTGATTAGCTAACTTAATATTTTTAATAGTTCTTAAATCAATAGCATCTTCAAGCTCTATGCTTTGTTGAGTTAAAGCCATTTGTATATTGTTTTCCAACAATTGTTTTTCCTCTTCATCTGGCTCTAATTCAATAAATATACCAAAGTCATACAAATGTAATTCAGACATTTCTTCTAATGTGGCAACATTATGAGCACCTATAGCTTGTATAAACGCGTCTCTTGTTGGTGAATACTCTATAATATCAGATATTCTAAGAGATAATGCTTCTGCAACTTCAGCCGTTAAATATAAACCAGCTTGTAGTATATGTCTTGTAGCTGTATTGCTATTTGCCGCAGCTAGTTTTTGTACACCAACTAAAGCTTTCGCG